GGTGCGCCGCTCTGGATGCCGCGTTGGGAGATCGGTCACCGCACAGCCACGCAGCAGCAGGGCGCGATGTCGATCAGATCGAGACAGCCATTGAGGAGCTGCGCAAAGCGCTGGAGCAGCAGGGTGAGCCGGTGGCGCTAAAATTGAGCCTGCCGCCTTTGCCAGAGCCTGCTGAGAGAGAGCGGACCTATGGCGGCCACGGCAACGAGTTGGTTCACGAGTTCTACACCAAGCATCAGATGCGTGATTACGCCCGCCAGGCGGTTTACGCCGCCCCGCAGACCGCACCAGTGGCGCAACAGGATGAGCCGTGCGATATGGGCGCCATCTGCATCGGCTGCACGCCGCGTGCTGGTGGCGTGTGCCCGAGCGCAGTTCAGCAGGTTGAGCCGGTGGCGTGGCTGTGGGAGCACCCAACCGCATGGTATGGCCTGCCTGTTCGGCAATTGCATCTCCACGGGGGCAGCAGCGCTCTCGATGGATGGACAGTAACTCCGCTCTACGCCGCCCCGCATCCTGTACCAGTGGCGCAGCCGCTGACGGATGAGAAGATCGACGCCATCGGCGCCGAGATTTTCGACGCCAGCTCGCTGGATGACACAGAGATCAAGTCCAACCGTGAGCTGGCCTGCGCCGTCGAGCGCGCCCACAAGATCGGCGGTGCAGCATGAGCACGATCGCATTCACATGGACCGCCGGCAAGCCGCCGGCACCCGATGTCTACACCACCCGCCGCAACGGCTCAAAATACTTGACGCCGCGCTACTGGGACGGCACGGCCTGGTTCGAGATCGCATACGGCGCGAGCCGCGGCGGCAAGCCGTGGTTGTGGCCTAAAAAGAGCCGCACGCGCCAACCAGAATGGGTTGCAAACCAGCCATGTGGCTTGTATCTGCGCACGATCCGGGTCCATCAGGGCAAGATCGAATGGGGCGACCCGTACAAGGTGTTCGACGAAATGGAGGTAATGGCCCATCTCGTGAAGACCGGTGTCCTGCCGGCTGATTGGAAGACGGCCTATCAGGCCGAAATGCGGGGATGTGCGGCATGAACACGACCCAATTCGGCCCACTCGCCGGCCCGTACCGCCGGCGCACGCGCTGGTACAAGTTCCGCCGCGGCGTGCGAAGCTTCATCCGATTCATCCTGTCGAGCCACCCATGAGCAGACTCACCATTCTTAAGATCGTCGGCTGGTCCGCTTGGGCTGGCTTCCTGGCCGAGTTCGCCTCGGTGATGCTGGTGCAGCTATGAGCCGGCCACTCGGTTCAAGCGAATGGCGTCCACCTGCCAACGTCCAGCCGTGGGTGCTGCAGCTGGCGAGAGCGGTGCTCGTGGATGACGGCACCGGCTACCCTCGCGTCGCCGCGGGCTGCTCGCGAGGTGTCGGCGTCGACGGCGGTTCCATGCTGGCCGAGTCGGACGAATGCCACGCCATGCGGCTGGCGATCGACGAGATGCTGGCGACGCGCGGCGACAGCGGCCGCGAGCTGCTGTCGATCATCGTCCGCTCGCCGTGCGATGGCCCCGACGTCTATGGCATCAACTGGCTCGGCGAGCGGGTCGATGAGCTCCTGGGAGAGCGGTGATGGACAAGGAGGACCCGGTCATCAAGCACCTGCTGGCGATCCCGACCAAGAAGCGCAAGGTCGATCGGCTCGCCGTCATGGACCCGGCGGCCAGGCTGTTGACGAACAAGGAGCGCCTGGCACTCGACAGGCTCAAGCGCGACCTGCGCGGCCGGGTCGACCTGCGCTGCTGGACCTCGGTTGACGTGAAAGCCGATGCCGAGTTCCTGGCGGTGCACTGGGGTCAGCGGTCGGTATCGAATGCGATCGAGCTGGCCATCCGATATCTTGCCAAGCAGACCCGCGATGGCCTGCAGGAGGTGGTGCTGTGATCAACATCCGAGAGCTGGCCTGTGGGCTCGGCGCGCTGATCGAGCGCGCGATCGACATGCACATCAACAGCTTCAGCTGCCTGCCGCTTCGCATCGAAATGCACCCTGCGGTGATGTTCGACCTGGCGATGACCGCTGCGCCGGAGCGCTACGAGCGCGGAGAGGTGCACGACTATTACCGCGGCGTTCGCATCGTCGAGAATTCCTGGGCAGAGTTGCCCGCAATCGTGGCCGTGAATGGCCACCACTATCTGGTCTGAAGGAGACTGAAATGAGCACGTTCAAAATCGAGCCGATCGAAGGCCTCGCCATCTCGATGATGGTCGACAAACTTGTGGCGACCTGCCACGGCGCATCGTTCAAGGCTGGTTGGTGGGGCACCAGCGAGGCCACTGATCCCCGCGCCAACCCGATGTGCTTCGCTCAGAAGCTGTGCCTGATCCACAGCGAGATCAGCGAGGCGATGGAGGGCGACCGCAAGAACCTGAAGGACGAACACTTAATCCATCGTCCGATGCGCGAGGTCGAGCTGGCTGACGCCATGATCCGCATCCTCGACCTGGCCGGCGCGTACGGTATGGACCTCGGCGGTGCGATGGTCGAAAAGCTGGCCTACAACGAGCGCCGGGTGGATCACCAGCCCGCTGCGCGTGCCGCTGCCGGCGGCAAGACCTATTGAAGGAGCATCGACGTGCTGACCAACGAAACACGCTGCCGGCCCACCAAGTGCCCGAACAAGGAGCAGTGCGCGCGGTTCACGGCGCCGGTGAACGGCAACAACATCGCGAACTTTGACGCTGGGCCGATGGGCTGCGTCGGAAAGTTCATTCCGAATGGGATCGTCATCAAGGTCGAGCCGCGCGTGCATGACAGCCCGAAAGGTGGGCTCTGATAATGGACCAGATCTACGGGCTTCGCATCATCCAGAACAAGCTCGCCGTCAACAAGAGGGTGGAGTTCAAAATCGAGCGCTGCTCAGCCAAGAACAAGCGGCGCAAGGCCTGGCGTGTTTTGCGCATCGAGACCAACGAACCGGCGTGCTGGGCCGTCGGCGACACGTTTGTCATGCACCCATACCTGTATGAGCGCCTCAAATCCGCCAGCAACGCGCCGCTTGCACACTTCGCAAGTGCGAAGTAACATCCAGCCTCTGATTCACCACGCCTCGAACCACTGAAAGCGAGAACGAAATGAAGAACTGATCACAACCAAAAGAGCAGAAGGCCCGCATTCGCGGGCCTTTCTCATGCAGGGATCAACTTGAGCTGCTGAAGATCGGGTCGCATCTCGATCGGCTTGACGGATGCGAGCTGGGTCGGGTCCAGCACCAGCCCATCGATCACCAAAACCAGATGCCACTGGACGCCGCTGAGCAGCGCGTGACCGTAGGCCATGCGCTCATGGCGGACGCCAGCGGCGCGGGCCGTGTAGGCCAGCAGGGCGGCCTGCTCGGTGCAGTCGCCTCGGCGGCTGGCCCAGACCTGAGCCGGCGGGCGGATCCAGCGCGGGTTGTCCCGTGGCTGGTACTGCACCCGGGCCCGGACGATTGCCACCGCATCGGCCCACCGTTCGAGCAGCATGGCCTGAGACAGGGCTGGGTCGATGCCGCCTGCGGACGCCAGCGCCTGGCTGGCGCACGACACCCAGGCGGCTGCCAGGACGTCGCGCCGGATCACTTGCAGGCCTTCGGCGCAGGCTTACGCTTGGTGACCTGGATGGCCGGCTTGGCGGGCTCACGGACGGCCGCGCACAAGGCGCGCTCGATATAGACGATCCGCTCCGGGCCCGGCACCGCGTAGGCGGTGCTGATGACGATAACCACCGGCTCGGCCGGCACCTCGACGACCACCGGCACGAAGATCACCTCGGGCTCAGGAGCCGAAGCAGCGGTGGCCGGCGGAAGCGGGGCGGGGTCAGGCCAGGTCAGCGGGTGGCCGGGCGGCAGCGAGCTGGTGCCGCCGGTGTAGGTCGAGGACGAGCCGGGCGGGGCCGCAGGCGGGCGCGACGGTGCTGGCGATGGTGACGTGGCGGGAGTGGGCACCGGGGCTGTTGTGGGGGCCGGGCTGGGGGCGGGCGGGCGGCTGGGCTTGCCGCCACTCTTGCAACCGCACGCGGCGGCTCCGGTGCTGATGAGGACTGCGGCGAACAGCGCGCTGAGCTGGTTGAGTTTCATGAACGTCTCCGGTTGAGGAGGTTCAATCCTGCCAGTTCGGGTCAGCATTGACACCCCCTCGTCTGTGGGGTAGATTCGGCTCCGCATGAATGCGCTTTGACGGGCGAGACATACAGCACAATTTCTGAAGCCCGCCGGTGGTCCACCTTAGCCCGTCTCCTCGGGTGGGGATCCGGCGGGCTTCTCCCATTCTGGAGCCATGAATGACCGATCGGGCCGTCACCGGCGAGCAGATCTTCAAGCGAATCGACCCATTCCGGTCGGCCGAACAGGCCCGCGAGCGGATCAGCGCGTCGGTCAAGCCGCGGATGGCTCCGCCCGACTGGCATGCCAAAGTGGCCAAGCGCCGCGCCGACGAGATCCTCGACCTGGTCGCGAGCGGCTTCTCGTTCAAGCACATCGCCGAGGTCATCAGCGAGCAGTCTGCTTGGCCCGTGTCGGCTGCCAGGCTGCGCCGCGCGATGCTGACCGACGAGGCGTCCTGCGCCGCGATGCTGGCGGCCATGCGGGACAAGGCGCACGCGATGATCGAGCACGCCGGTGACATGGTCCAGGCCTCGGCGACCGCCGGGGAATTCGACAAATCGGGGAAATTGGCCCTTGCCCTGGCCGAGAAGATCGCGCCCGAGCTGTACGGCGCTAAGCGCACGGTCGAGCTGACTGGCGCGGGTGGGGGGCCGGTGCGGACTGAGGTGGTGCAGACGCCGGAAGAGGCCTACAAGGCCATGCTCGGGGGTCAGGAAAAATGATAGAAACAATACTTCATAAATCCGGCATCTACACAATAACTTCTCCGTCAGGAAAGATGTATGTTGGATCATCGTCAGACCTGAAGAGGCGCGCAAATAGGCACTTTTGCATGCTTCGCAAAGGCAACCATCATGCTGTAGCGCTGCAGGCCGCGTGGAACTTCTACGGAGACAAGCTGGTATTCAAGGTGATAATTGCCTGTGATGTGTCGAATCTGATTATGTACGAGCAGATCGCGATGGACGCATTAAAGCCAAGGATGAACACGTTGCAGGCAGCCGGAAGCAATCTTGGGTTTCGCCAGTCAGAGAATACTAGAAAACTTATCTCAGAGGCCGGCCTAGGTCGCAAGCACAGCGACGAGTCAAAGGCCTTGATGTCAGAGAAGCTCCGGGCCGCGTGGGCTCGCAAGAAAAGTTGCGGCAAGTCGTTCATGACTGATGAGTGGAGGGCAAATCTTGCAGCCTCAAGAGTTGGCAAAAAGCTCAGTGAAGAAGCAAAGAAGAAGGTAAGCGAGGCGCGCTTGGCTTACTGGAAAAAGAGGAAAGAAAGTGGCGCTTGAGCTGTGGATGCCGGACGACTTCGACTGGAAGCGTCCAAACTACGACCCTGTGTGGGCTCGGCGCGCGAAGATGCTGTCGGCCATCAGGTCTGGAAAAGTCGACATCGACGCAGTCAAGTCATATTACGCTGACAAGCCAACACACTTCATACACGACTGGGGATGCACTTTTGATCCACGGAATGTGGAGATCGGCATCCCAGCCGTCGTTCCGTTTTTACTATTCAAGCGTCAGGCCGAATACATAGACTGGATTTTGGCTCGCTGGCGTGCACGCGAAGACGGCCTCGTTGAGAAGTCCAGAGATATGGGCGTGAGTTGGCTATGTGTAGCAGCTGCCGCCTGGATGTGGATGTTTAATAACGGAATCGTTGTTGGTTTTGGATCAAGAAAAGAAGAGTATGTCGACAAAATCGGCGATCCAAAATCTCTGTTCTGGAAAATGCGCGAGTTTGTCAACCTTTTGCCGGCCGAGTTTAGGCCGTCCGGTTATGACCAGCGCATCCATGCTCCGCATATGCGGATCATCAATCCAGAAACTGAGTCCGCTATAGTTGGCGAGGCCGGAGATAACATTGGCCGAGGCAACAGAACATCAATCTACTTCAAAGATGAGAGCGCCTTTTATGAGCACGCCGATGCAATCGACGCGGCGCTGAGTCAGACGTCAAATTGCAAGATAGACGTCAGCACACCGAACGGCGCAGGTAATCCGTTCTACCGAAAAGCGCACGGCGGCAAGATCCAGAAGTTCGTGTTCGACTGGCGCGATGATCCGCGCAAGGATGCGGCTTGGTATCAGCGTCAGAAGGACAGCCTCGACGAAGTGATCGTCGCCCAGGAGATCGACCGCGACTACAGCGCCTCGGTCAGTAACGCATGGATCCCAAGCGCCACCGTCCGCGCAGCGATGGCCGTCGGCCCGGCCGATGTGATGGCAATGGGCCCGATGATGGTCGGCGTCGACTGCGCTCGGTTCGGCGGCGACAAGACCTGCATCACCTTCCGCCAGGGCCGAGTGGTCACCCGCCAGGTCATCGCCTCGAAACTCGACGTGGTCGACGTGGCCGGGCTGGTCAAGACCGAGGTCCGGCTCTGCATCGACCCGCCTGCTCAAATCGCAGTGGACACGATCGGGATCGGGTCTGGTGTTGCTGATATCCTGCGCCGTGACTTTGGCGACATCGTCGTCGACGTCAATAGTGCGTTGCGGCTCGACAACGGAGAGGACTACAATCTGCGCGCGCGCATGTGGCGCGAGATGAAGGCCTGGCTTGGACGTGGTGCCAGCATACCGAATGACCCAGAGTTGCAGACCGACCTCACGGCGCTGCAGTACCTATTCAAGGGCGGGCTCTTGCTGATCGAATCCAAAGACGACGCCAAGCGGAGAGGCATCAAGTCACCCGACCGGGCTGACTCGATCGCTTTGACGTTTGCCTTCCCTGCGGCCCAGCAAGTCGCCGCACCGCCATCCATTTTCCCGGGCTGGGACGTCATCGACAGCCTTGCCGGCTACTGACATGAACCCAATCGACCTACCCGACGACACCCCGCTGATGATGCCTAACGGGCAGATCAGCACGCTCGGCGAGATGCGCGAGCGCGAGCGAGAGGAGGTCCAGGCGATCTACTCGGCCTTCGTCGGCATGCGCGACGAGTGGGTTCTGCACCGCGCCCAGTCTGGCGTCGAGTCTCGCTGGAAGAAGGCCGCCGCGCTCTACTGGGGTGACGACAACGAGATGCAGATGTCGAGCCTTGAGAACACGCTGCGCAACGGGCCGACCGCCAAGAAGGCCGAGCCGGAGCGCTCCCGCGTGGTGGTCAACATCGTGCGCCCCAAGGTAGACATGGCCGTTGCCCGCATGTGCGAGTTGCTGCTGCCGAGCGACGATCGCAACTGGGGTATCAAGGCCACGCCGCTGCCCGACATGGTCCAACAGCGCGTTGGCGACAATCGACCGACCGTTGACCCGGCCACCGGCGAGCCGACCGGGCTGACTGCTGATGCGGAGGCGTCAGGCCTGATCAAGGCCGCTGCAGAGGCCGCCAAGGGCATGGAGCGGGCCATCGACGACGTGCTGGTCGAGTGCTCCTACAACGGCGAGAGCCGGCTCGGCATCGAGGACGGCGTGCGGCTGGGCACGATGGTGCTGGTCGGGCCGATGCCGCGCAAGAAGACCAGCAAGGTCTGGCGCGCGCAGGGCCAGGCCTCTGGCAATCCAGCCGGTCGCTCGCTCGAGATCAAGAGCGAGGCCGTGCCGGGCAGCTTCCGCGCCGACCCGTGGGACGTCTTCTTCGACCCAGCCTGCGGCAACGACCACCAGCGCGGCGCGGGCTTCTGGCTGCGCAAGTTCGCCACCCGCAAGGAGCTTCGCCAGCTGATCGGAGTGGTCGGCTACGACGAGGACGCCATCCGCGGCGCGCTTGAGACTAAGCCCAACCGCATCCGCGCAGCCCAGTCGCGTGTCCAGCGCGAGATGTGCCGGGACGACAGCTACGAGATGTGGATCTACCACGGCGAGGTCGAGCCCGATCAGATGGGCCTGTTGTCGGCCAGGTCCGGCAACCCGGTCGACGATGTCTCGTTCGCCCAGGTCGTGATCGTCAACGACCGGGTGATCAGCGCCATCCCGTCCTGGATCGCCGACGGCTCGCTGCCGGTCGATGTCTGGAACTGGCGCAAGGCCGACGACAGCCCGTATGGCTTCGGCTTGCCGGACGAGCTGGAGCACCAGCAGCGTGTCGTCAACGCCGCCTGGCGCCAGGTCATGGACAACGCCCGGGTGAGCCTGGGCCCGCAGATCGTGATGAAGAAGACCGCTATCCAGCCGGCCGGCCGTGACGTGCTCGACTACACGATCCGACCGAACAAGGTCTGGCTGGCCAAGGACGACATCGAGGACGTGAACAAGGCCTTCGCGACCTTCGACATCCCGTCGCGCCTAGAGGAGCTGCTGGCCATCGCCAACACCGCGATGCAGTTCGCCGATGGCGAGACCAGCATGCCGCAGATGATGAACGGCAACCAGGGAACAGGGCCGACGCCGGAGACGGTCGGCGGCATGGTCATGCTGTACAACAACGCCAACACCGTGCTGCGCCTGCGCGTCAAGCAGTACGACGACAAGATCACCCGGCCACACATCAGCCGCTACAACGACTGGATGATGTGCAACAGCCGCGACGACAAGATCAAGGGAGACCACGAGATCGATGCCCGCGGCGCCAGCGCGCTGATTGAGCGCGACATCCAGTCCCAGTCGGCGATGCTGATCGCCCAGCTGTCGGCCAACCCGCGCTACGCGCCGCTGATGAAGGAGGACAAGGAACTGGAGGTCATCCTCCGCGCTGCGAAGTTCGATCCAGCCCAGGTCATGAAGACGGCCGACGAGATCAAGCGCGACCAAGAGGCGATGGCCCAGCAGGGCGCGCCCGAGGATCCGCGCCTGGCCGGCGCCAGGATGACCCTGCAAGGCAAGCAGCTCGACATCCAGGATCGCCAGGCCCAGCGCGAGTTTGAAGCGCAGCGCAACCAGGCCGAGAATGCGCTGAAGGTTCAGTCAATTCAGTACAACCAGGCCCGCGAGCAGGCTGAATTCGAGATCGCTCAAACCGACGCCGCGATGAATCGCGATCTCGGCATCTTGAAGATCCAGACCGGCGCGCAGATGACACGCGAGCAGATGGACGCCAAGAGCCTACTCGAACTCCTAAAGATCGACAACTCTCGCCAACTTTTCAACGCCGAATCGGCATTACGAGTCCGCACCGGACAGGGAATCTAAAATGGCTTCGCGAACCGACCTTCCGAATCAGATATCAACGAACCCGGACTACCTGCTCGGGTTCGACCACGGACAGCCGGTGGCTGTGCCGTTCAGCGATCCCAACGGTGAGAACGCAAGTTTCCCATCCTCGGTGTCAGGGGGTGGGACTCCAGTGACCGGCGCTGATGTGCTGGCCGATACCGCGCCAGCGAGCCCTGGCACTTGGCCGGCACTGAGCACGTTCTATGTGGCCGACGCTGCGGCCGGGGTAGATGTGGGGACGCAAGTCGTCTGGATTCCGACCGGGCATGCAACGCTTCCTGCCGCGAAGGGCTGGCGGTTTGCGTTTTATCCCTCCGCCACTGTCGTTTGAGGAATAAATCATGGGACTCGCAAACGCAGTTTTGGCCGGATCACAGAAATTCCACGGCGCAACCGGAGTGGCAGGCACGCGGCCCGACGGATCAGTTTTGGATGGCGGGGGTACGCTGATTCGTCGCAGCACGTCAAGCCGTGCGGGCCTGCCTCTTTTCGGCCCTGAGCGCACGTATTCCGCACCGGCAACTGCGGTAGGGGCAGGCTGTACGCTCAATTCATCCGGGGCAGTAACGGTCAACGGGGAAACATATTTCCAGGTAAATGCCACCGCAACCAGCGCAACAAATAACTGGGTTGAAATCCAGCTCAATTCTGTCACTGGGTTTTCGTGCGATACGTTCGGCGTAGAATTCATAGCGAACGATATTGTCAACGTTGCAAACATCATCGGTTATATGGGCACCGTTGGGTACGCACAGTTTGTCAACGCCACGAAAACACTGGCGCAGGACGGTGGCGGAGTAAACCCATTCATGCACAGGGGGCGTTTGTCGATGCATTTTTGTCCTGCTGACTGGACAAAAGGCGGGTTCGTTGATTCGATCAACACGAAAATCTGGCGCAATGCCAAGATCCGCATATCGATCACAAACGGCACGACGGTGACATTTTCGCTGCGCAGCATGTCGGCAGCGATTGCAACGGCTAAAGCAAAACTTGTCATCTGCTCAGATGACGGTTATTCATCGTGGATTCGCTCAGGCGTGCCAATTCTGGAGCGATACGGCATCTACTCGACGATGGCGATAATTTCGAATCAGGTCGGCAACACGGGAGGCGGTTTCTGCACGCTTGACGAACTGAAGGAATTCGTTGCCCGCGGCAATACATGCATAACACACGGGCCACTCCTGAATTCTTCAAACATCTTCGCCGCTCCGTATACAACGCACGCCGAGAGAATCGCCGACATCAATACTGGGCGGGACTATTTGACTGCGAACGGGCTTACTGATGCGAAGGGTGCGCAGTGCTACATATTCCCGCAAGGTGTGTATGGGCCTGCGGACGGCGATCCGTCGTTTTTGGATTACATGCAGGCCAACGGCTACAAAATGGCCCGATCTGCAATCATCGGGACCGCGTCACCTATTCAAAGATCGCAATATATTCGGGCAATGTCGCCCAACTGCCACCAGCGCCTGACATTGCCGATCATAGGTCACACATATCAGGGAGCAATCGGGACTGCAAACGATGCTGCAGAAACGACGAATATCAACGCGGTGATTGCTACTGTGCAAGCGCTTGCGGCAAATAGCTCGGATGGCACGATCATGCTGCATAAATGCGTTGCTCCAGGGGGTACTTTGGGCGGCGTCGGCTCAATCGAAATCGAGATGGACAGGCTGGAAGCCTTGTGTGATGCCATTCGCACGCTGGTCCGGGCTGGATTGCTAGAGACGTGCTTTTTCCAGGATCTGATCCCGTAACCCAATCCCCTGCCGGTGGGGCTTGACTCCACCGGCCAGCCAGCACCCAGTTGACTGTCGATCCATCCAGCGCTACATTCTGACCCGGGACACCACGCCCGGAGTCAGCTACTTCAAGCCCGGCCACAAGCCGGGCTTCTTTTTTTGGGCGAATCGAATGCAGAACAGGGACTTTCAGACCGATGCCTGGAAGCGGTTCACGAAGCATCTTCAGTCCAGGCTGGAGGAACTTCGCGAGCTGAACGATCAGCGACACGATGAAGTCAAGACAGCCGAGATCCGCGGGAAGATCTCGGAGGTCAAACGAATACTCGACCTGGCCGCCAGCTCGAGTGACGAAGCCGCCCCCGAATAGGCGACGGCGCCAGCCGCAAGGCACCCAGGAGACGACCCGAAATGACGACCGAATCACAGCCAACCAAGGCAGACCTCTGGGCCTCACTCGAATCGGAAAGCGGCGACGCATCCGGCCAGATCGAGGCTCGGCAGACCATCCAGCAGCAAGAGCCGACACAGCCGCCCGCCGCCACCAGCCCCGCGCAAGACGCCGGGCAATCAGGCCAAGCCGGCGACGTGTTCGCGAACCTCGACCCAGCGGTGCGCGACACCCTGTCAGGGCTGCAGACGATGGTCGGCCAGCTCACCAACCGCCTGCGCCAGGCCGAGGGCCACATCGGTGGCCTGAAGTCGTCGCTGCAGCAGCAGATCCAGGCCGCCCAAGCGGTGGCCAGCCGGGGCGGCGACGCGCCGAGCCGGGATCAGCTGCACGCCGCGACCGGCAGCGCAAGCGCGATGGCGCGGCTGAAGGAGGACTACCCGGAGTTTGCCGGTGCGATGGACGCAGCGCTCAACGAGCGGCTGGCCGGCGCACAGCAGGCCCAGGTTCCACAAGGCCTGAGTCCGGAGGACGTCGAGGTGCGGATTGACGAAATGCGTCGACAGATGCAGGTCGAAGTCAAGCACCCCGGCTGGCTGGATGACATCAAACAGCCGCGCTTCACTGGTTGGCTGCAAGGCCAGGCCGCAGAAGTACAGATGCTCGCCAATTCGGTTGCACCGAGTGACGCCATCCGACTGCTCGACCTGTACAAGCAGACGACCGCAGGCGCGGCCGCACAGCAAGCCTCGTTCAATGCCGCTGCGGCATTGCCTGGGCGTCGCTCCTCGCAAGCACCGCGAGCAGTCGACCCCAACGCGATGACCAAGGACGAGTATTGGGCCTACCTCGATAACCTCGACAAACAGAAAGCCTGATCATGCAAACGTATTCCCTGGTTGCGAGTCGCAACCTCATCATGGCCGAGCGCGAGATGCTCAAGCACGCGGAGCCGATCCGCGTCCTGGGCTCGTTCGGTATGCAAAAAGAGATGCCGCAGAACAAGACGGACACGATCGTGTTCCGCCGCGCGCTGCCGATCGATGCCGGCGCCAACGGCGCACCGAACATCGACGTCAACAGCTACATCCTGAGCGAGGGCGTGACCCCCGGCTCGCGCTCGATCACGTACCAGGACGTGCAGTGCACGCTCCAGCAGTACGGCGTGCTGATGAAGCTGTCCAGCAAGGCCGAAGCCCTGTACGAAGACGACATCCCGAAGGACATGTCGAAGCTGGTCGGCGAGCACATGGGCTCGATCGAAGAGCTGATCGGCTACGGCGTCGTCCGCGGTGGCACGAACGTGATCTACCTGAACGGCACCGCCCGCTCGGCAGTCAACACCGCGCTCACCGGCGCAGCCGGTCTGAACAAGCTACGCCAGGCCGCCCGGATCCTGGAATCGGCCCACGCCTCGCGCGTGACCGAGCGACTGGCCTCGTCGGTCAACTACGGCACCACCGCCGTCGAGCCCGGCTACCTCGTGTTTTGCCACACCGACATGGAGGCCGATGTGCGCAACATCCCTGGCTTCACGCCGCTGGTGGAGTACGGCCAGGTCAAGCCGGTTCATAGCCGTGAAATCGGCAGCGTCGAGCAGTTCCGGTTCATCACGAGCCCGTACTTCAAGCCGTTCCTGGTGGCTGGCGGCACCGTCACTGCCGGCGCCTTCCTGTCGGCCGGCGGCACGGCTGGCACCGTCGCCGACGTCTATCCGGTCGTCGTGATGGGCCAGGACGCGTGGGGCCAGG